GTGAGTGGTCGCGGCGGTCAAGCACTGGGCCGCGAAATCGAAGGGGCTGTTCGTAATGTCATCCTGAAAGAAACCCGCCCCGGCGGCCTCATCTACGGCGCACGCTGATCACCATGGCACAACCCACTCTCACCCTTGAAGTTGAATACGGCCTGACGGCACGTAGAGGCACGCGCGTCAGGCGCGTGCAATTTGGCGACGGCTACGAGCAAGTGGTGCCTGATGGCGCCAATACTGACATTAGGAGCTATGACATTAGAACAGTGCCAATCACGGACGCACAGGCTGCCGCATTAGACGATGACCTTGCTGCATTGTCTGGCGATTTCTTCTATTCGCAATTTTTCCAGGATGATGCCGTTTATAAATATAGACTCGATCCAAATGAATGGGCATGGGAGAGCATTGCGCCTGATGTGAATATCGTTTCCTTTTCTTGCAAGCGCGTGTACGACTCTAGGGATTGACAATGACCATCGAAGCTGATGTATCGCAAACATGGCATGACGCCATCATTGAGCTGTTTGAGCTTGATCTGTCCACCATCACTGGCAGTGCGGAAGATAAATACTATTTCACGGCAAATGTTATGCCGGATAATACAAAAATCAAGTGGAAAGGCATTACTTATGAGCCGCTTCCCATTGAAGCGGCGGGCTTTGAGCGCAGCACTAAAGGACAAATTCCAACGCCTGAATTGACAGTGGCCAATGTCTTGGGGACATTGGCTTCCGTTGTCAATACGCTCGATGATTTGGTGGGAGCAAAGGTAATTAGGCGCCGCACTCTTCTTAAATATCTCGACGGCGGGAGTGCGCCCGATCCATCGCAAGAATTCCCCGACGACATATTTTACGTAGAGCGCAAAATTGCAGAAAGCAGCATCACAATTACGTGGCAACTTGCCAGCAAAATTGATTTAGAAGGCTTGCAATTACCACGCAGGATTATCACGCAGAACTATTGCCTTTGGAAATATCGTGGTGCGGAGTGCGGGTATAACGGACCTGCTATTGCTAATGAATTTGACCAACCCATTTCAATTGGGGGGAGCATTTCTACAGCGGGTAGCGCTTACATTGCAGCGTTCAACGCATTTAATGCCGCAAAAACGAATCTCGCAAATGCAGAGGCGAGAAAGAATAGGCTGTTTGGAGAAAAGGAATCCGCATGTAGTGGAGAAGGCGCTGAATCACTAGAAACCGCTTTTGTTTTTAAGGAGGGCGGCGCAAAGGATTATACTTTTGTCATCCAAGATGGCGATGGCAATGCAATCATTTCAATGTGGAATGGAAGTGTTGTAAGTACAACCAACGATTCTCCCGAATACCGTCCCGGCTATAAACAAAATACTGGGCGCGGCCCTGGCGGAGACAATAATGGCACTGGCACTGCATACACTGTCATCAAATATTATTCAGGCGAAGACACTGAATACTCTATTGAGCTGCCTTTTAGCAACTCTACATTTGCTATCAAGGATCAGAATGGTGAACCAATCTTTTTTGTTAATGGCGCACGAGCAGTAAGCGCTGGATCTACCACTTATTCGCTCGGAAGATATGCAAGTGCAGGCTTTGCTCCAATGCGAAGCTTGAGCACATTGGACTACGACAATACGCAATGCACAAATAAAACGAATGCATACAACAACGCAGTGAGCCAGTACAACACGGCGCTGTCGCAATTCAACGCTGCTCAGGCGGCGCTCAACGCCGCCTATGCAGCTTTGCCGTCAGGTGATGAAGTGAACAAGCGAGACCGTTGCGGTAAGCGCCTGCAAAGCTGCCGCCTACGTTTCCCTGGTGGCAATTTACCATTTGGTGGATTCCCAGGAGCCAATCTCACACGATGATTCCTCTTTCCATTAAGCAAGCAATTGCAGGCGAGGCGCGAAAAGCATCGCCTAGTGAATGTTGCGGCTTTGTCGTGAACGGGCAAATTATGCCCTGCGACAACTCTTCCCCATCGCCTACTGATTATTTCACCATCTCAGCAGAAGACTACGTGAAGGCGTCGGAGCTGGGAGAAATTGAAGCCGTTTACCACTCTCACATTGATGGCGTTAGAGGTTTTTCACGCCCCGATATCGCGGCGTGCAAGCAAGGCGGCATGCCCTGGATTGTCTTTCACCTTCCATCGGGTGATTTCTTTTATGCCGATCCAACTGGCGGCGCCCCCTATGAGGGGCGCCAATGGATTTATGGCATTCATGATTGCTATGCCATGGTGAAAGATTTCTATGGGAAGGAATTTGGTATTGAGCTGAGCGACTTTGAACGAGGAGAGGAGTTGGAATGGGAAAACAAAGGATGGACAATGTTTGTTGACAACTATTCTCAACAAGGCTTTTATGAAATCGAGAGGCCGGAGCGCAAAGGAGACGTATTGCTTATGCAAGTAGGGGCGCCATCGCCAAATCACGTTGGAGTTATGACGGGGCAGGATAATTGTTTCTACCACCACTTGATGGATAGGGTGTCAGAAAAAAGTGTTTATGGAGGATATTGGGCTAAAGTAACAGCTAAGACGCTGAGGCATAGGGACGTACCAGCATGAAGCGGCGCATGGTAGAAGTGAAGCTCCTGGGCGAGCTTGGTCGTCGATTTGGCCGGTCCTATAGCTTTATGGTGCGCAATCCTCGTGATGTTATTTCTGCGCTGGCCAATCAGCTTGACGGATTCAAGGAATATCTTTGCGGCGCTCATGAGAATGGCGTTGGTTTTAAGCTTGTCGACCAAGACCCGAAAGGGATGGATTATGACGGCGTGATGATGAGTTGCAAACAACTCATTATTGCTCCTGTCATTACTGGATCGGGAGGCAAGGGCATGTCAATTGGACAGATACTACTGGGAGCAGCCTTAATTGGATTGGCATTTATTCCTGGGGTTGGCACCGCAGTTGCCGCCGGAGCAGCGGCAAAATTTACCACTGTTGGCACCATCTTGTTTTCTCTTGGCACGAGCCTAGTGCTCACCGGCATTGCTGGCCTGCTCACTCCTCCCGTGAAAACGCCCAATTCGGATTCTGCCAAAAAGGATAGTTTCATGTTTGACCGAGCAGTGGAGCTGACCACTCAGGGCTATCCCATCCCATTGCTTTACGGGAGATACTTAGCAGTCGCGCCCCTTACCATTTCTTCTTCTATCAGTACAGAAGACATTCCCGTGTGACCATGGAAAATAGCTTTACGGGCGATATTCAGCAGTGGTCCATTAGCGGTGCCGGCGGTGGTGGAAAAGGCGGTGGCGAGATGCCCACCGAAGATCCCGACACACTACGAAGCAAGGCAAAAGCCAGTGTGCTTGCATTGTTTAGCGAAGGCAAAATTCAAGGGTTCCCTGCTGATTTTTCGGCTGATCAACGAGGGCAAAGAATATTTCTTAACGACACGCCACTTGTCAATCAAGACGGCAGCAAAAACTTTGAAGATGTAAATATTGTCTTTGCAACTGGCACGCAAGCACAGGCATCATTGCCTGGGTTTGATGACGTGCGCATCGAGCAAACAATCGGCACGAAAGTGCAAAAACGAGTGGGTTCGGTGTCTGCTACTACCACCAGTTCCGCGTTGAACAAGCTTGTTGTGCGCATGGGAGTGGCATCTCTATTTCGCGCAGAAGATGATGGCGACGTAAAGGGAAGCGATGTGAGTTTCAATATTCAAATTATTGACGCAGTTGGTTCCGTTCTCGCAAATGTAGACAGGCAAATTGCAGGAAAGTCACGAGGACCGTATGACACTGAATACACATTCGGCCTTTCTGGCACAGGGCCATGGACAGTAAAAGTGAGGCGCAACACTAATGACCCCACCGATCTAAAGAACAATAACGATCTCTATTTCAAGGCAATTGTTGGAATTGTTCAAAATACATTGCGCTATCCCAATTCCGCCTTGATGGGTTTCAATGTGTCGGCAGAGTTCTTCGATAATGTGCCGAGTATTTCCGCTGAATTGCTTGGCCTTGAAATACAAGTGCCAACAATTTACGACGCGGCATCTAACACTTATTCAGGAGTGTGGAATGGCAGCTTTAAGACCGAGCTAAACAATAATCCCGTCTGGGTGTTTTACGACTTGTTGACTAACCCTCGATATGGGTGTGGTGATTTCATTGAGAAGGAAGACATTGATATTTATTCTCTTCTCCCCATTGCAAAATATTGCGATGAAATGGTGCCCAATGGAAGGGGTGGCACCGAGAAGCGTTTCACTTTCAACGGCTATATCAACAATCGCGGCGAAGCGTATGAAGTGTTGAATTCGCTGGCGGCAGCATTTCGCGGAATGATTTATTACGCGCAAGGACTGATTGTTGCCACGCAAGATCGGCCAGCTTCTGTTGTGAAGCAATTCTCTCCGGCTAATGTCATCGTGGAGGTGGCAGAAAGCGGAGAACTAACCAAACCAGCATTTGTCTATGAGGGCACGGGGCTCAAAGCCCGCAAAACCGTTGCGCTTGTGTCATGGAACGACAAAGATGACCGGTATCGAGGGAAGATTGAATACGTGGAGGATCGAGATGGCATTGATCGCTATGGCTATCGCGAACTGGAAGTAAGGGCACTTGGTTGCACTTCTCAAGGGCAAGCCCAGCGCGTCGGGCGCTGGGCGCTAATCACCAATCTCAATGAAACGGAAACTGTCACATTCAAGGTGGCAGCGGAAGGCTTTTTCTTGATGCCGGGAGAAATTATTGAGATTGCCGATCCTTATAAGAGCGTTGGTATTTACGCTGGCATGCTGGCCGCTGCTGGTACAAGTGCGGTGGTGCTGGACAGGGAAGTGGCACTAGAGGCGAATAAGACTTACGAAATCATCATTCGCACTGGAGACGGCCTCGATCTGACCGCTACTGTCACGAGCAGCCCAGGATCAACTGCAAACATCAGCTTTTCACCATCGTTCAATGAAGAGCCCGAACTGCCGGCGGCATGGATTATTCGCGAAGCAGGAGCAACGCCACGCAAATATCGCGTGGTTGGACTGGCCGAAGATGACAACATTGTGACGGTGCTGGCGTCTTCTTACTATGAAGAGAAGTATGCGATTGTTGATGATTTCACGATGCTTTCCTCTGAAACCACTTCAATTGCAGGGCTGGTTGTTACGCCAGTGGTTAGCGCTGGCAGTGTTGTATTGAGGACCACTTAATGGCGCAAATTGATGTGACATGGAAATGGCCGCAATACAGCGGCTATTCCGTTTTGAATGCCATCAACCCAGCAATATGTTGGCAAGAGCCGCGAAACAATCCGCTGATCAAGCAATTCGTGGTAGAGCTATATCGCGAAGAGGATGATCAATGGATCCAGTTGGGTTATACCACTGCCGACTACGCGAAAATTGACGCAGACGATTATGACATAAGATCGTCTTATCAGATTAGGATTGCTACAATCGGGGTAAATAGACGGCAATCGCCATGGTCTTATAGCCAGCGATTTGTTGCATCGCCATTGAGATTTGATTTTACGTCGCCTGACACTGTGCGACTTCCTGATGGCTCCTCTAAATTAAACCAGCGTCTGTTGTTCTTGCTTTTCTAATCATGGCACTGTTTGGTCTTGATGCCGCTGGCAACTCTGCCTATGTGCAGGCAGCAGGCGATGGAGCGGAAGCCACTCCCTATATCTTGCAGCATGACATTCTGCCTTCTGGCATTAAGAGCGCATGGGTGGCAAGCACTAGTGGAGAAATTCTTGTTTCGGGCGTGGCAAGCAAGACACTGCGCGTGTTGAACGTAGCCATCACGGCCACCAGTGGTGGCACTGTTCAATTCCGTAGCGGAGCCTCAGGCATCACTCTCACTCCTCCATTCCTCATCCCATCGTCTGGTCAGTTTGTCCTGTCCAATCCCATGGGCATTGTTTCTACCACTGCAGGCGAAGCGCTCCGCACTGTTGTTAGTAGTGGTATCGACTATCAAGCCTTCGTCACCTATCGCGAGGTGTGAGCATGACACGTATTGTCGGCAGGCTAGACGGCCCTGAGGGGCCCCTAGAGGGTCGCTTGTTCATCAAGGCCGGGGGCGCCTTTATTGGCGCCCCTGCTGGCGATTTGGTGTTCAAGATTGTTGATGGCCTTGTAGATATTGAGCTGCCTCCGTGCCCAGCGGGCGTGCCCTATGCCGTTGATTGGCGTGCCATTGGAGACATGCGTCGCCTGTCTTACGTGGAGCGATGGAGGGTGGCGCCTGTCGAGGAGATGAATCTTGATGAAGTGCGTGGCCTGGTTCGTGGAGATGGCCGGCGTGTTGGCGGTGTGCGTAAAGGAGATTTAATTGAGGCGACGATGCTTCGCAATGAAGCAGAGGAGCTGAAGAGAACAGTGGCCGAGCTTGAAGGGCAAAATGCAACCTTCTTGCGCCAATTAAGCCAGGCTGAAGGAAATGCAGCGGCAGCGCAAGCTCAAGTGGCATCTTTGTCTGCTGAACTTGGCAAGGTGCGTCAGCAATTGGCCGCGGCATCCAAGCCTCAAGTGATTGAGAAGGAGCGTATTGTCGAGCGCATCAAATCTGATGGGGAAAGGGCTGGTGAAATTGCCGATTACATCCAAAGGATTGCGCTGCTTGAGGAAGAGAACAAACAACTCTCTGCGAGCATGGCAGAGACCATATCTCTGAGTACGCATTTTACGAACCTACATTCTCAAATTGATAGACTGAGCAATGAGAAGCAACAGCTTCTCCTTCGCATTGAAGAACTGAAGGCACCAATGCGCACCACTTCGTCACTTCGTAGTGAGGCCATTGCCAATCTCGACAAACTACTTAACGGCTAATGGAAAGCATTAACGTCACAGTTCGCGAAGGGGACAGCTTTGACGAGCTGTATCTTGCTTTTCAAAAGCCCATTGGTACACCGCGAAACTTTACCAGCTCCGAACTTCTTGCGCAGATCAAGGAAACGTTTGGTGGCAATGTCATCGATACATTTGGCATTACAAAACTGTCCACCACGGGCCATTTGAAACTGGCGCTCACATCCACTCAAACTGAAGCACTCAGGCGCAACATTGCTACGGGCTATAGCGACCGCAGTCTTATTTATGACGTGGGTAGGCAGGCAGCGGATCCGGCTGACATCACCGATGTCTATCTGTGGGACTTGAAAGAGCTGTACTACGTTGATGAGGGCAATGGAATTGCGTCCATCACTCAAGGCACTGTTGTGGATGTTGGCCTTGGCACCTATCGCATGCGCGTAACAACCAGTGGTAATCATAATTTGACTCCCACTGACATTATTCGCCTGTCTGCAACTAGCGTTTCTGGCTACAATCTCACTTACACCGCCAATACTTTGAGCATTGTTTCTAACACTGTGTTTGAAGTGGTGCCAAGTGGTGGTTCTCCTCTGTTCAGTTCCGTTGCCTCTGGCGGCACTCTAAAGGTGTTAAAAGAGGATACGATTGTATTAGGAACACTGCAGGTTAAGCCTCGCATTACATCGATCTAAGGAACAATGCCTGACATTGAAGAAGGTAAACAGGTAGTTACGGTTGGCCGGACTGAACCGATTCAAGCGGGTCAGGCCACAATGGCCAATTCGCTGCCCGTTGTAATTGCGAGCGACCAATCGCCGGTTCCCATTCTTGACAATCTAAGTGCACCTTCTGAGGTGCATGATGATTTGCTTGGTAACCCTCGTGTGCAGAGCAGTCTGCAACTTTGGGACAGCACAAATATTCTTGCCATCGATCCGAAAGCATGGAAGCTGACGGCCGATTCGACTGGCACTCCTGATTATTCCAGCGTCACGCACCTTCCCCAGGAAAGCGGCGCCCAGTTGCTGGTTAACACCAACGCTCCGAATAGCACCGTTGCTCGGATGCAGAGCCGCCTGGTGTTCCCGTATCAGACTGGTCGGATTACTGACGCCAGTTTCGGCGTGAGCATGCTGAAAGATACAAATGCCACCATTGAGTTTGGCATTTTTGACGGTACTAACGGTTATATCATCCGCATTATTGGCAATGATCTTTACTTTGTTCGTCGCACCAATTCGGGAGAATCTCCTCAAAACCACGGTGCTCCCGTAGGTAGCACTGACTATACGATCAACAATACCAGCAGCCTCTATCACGACCATCGTTATCGCCTGCTTCCGTCCGATCCTTCCGTACTGGAAGAGATTGTGCCGCGTAGTGCATTCAATGGTGACAAGCTCAATGGCACGGCTCCCAGCGTTCACACGTTGAGCCTGTCCAATGTCACGATGTTCCGCATCATGATGGGCTGGTACGGCGGTTCTGCCGCCCGCCTGATGGCTTACGTGCCGGTGGATGAGAATCTGCCTGCAGGCGCTACGGCGAAGAATGCACGCTGGGTGACCATTCACCAACTGAACACTTGCGACCGCATTCCGTTCCCCAGCCTGGGCAACCCCAATTTGCCCATGACCTTCCAGGTGACGAAAACGGGCAACCTTGCGCAGGCTGTCTATTTAAAGGTGTATGGCACCAAGGCGGAAATCGATGGTGGCGACGCAAGCAAGTATGACATTTTCTCTGAAGAAAGCGCTGCTGCGAGCATCAACCCCGGCGTGGTTCGCCCATTGCTGACCATTCGTTGCAAGGAAAACATTACCAATAACGACGGCAATAGCAAGCAAAATATCATGCGCGTTGTGCCGCTGATGGCCAACCTTTCGTCGCAATATCGAGCAAAGTTTGCTCTTGTCAAGAACCCCACTTCATTGATTATTAGCGGCAGCACTATTAATCCCGTCACGGCATCTGGAGCATTTACATCTACTGCCGCTCTGTCGGCCATTGAATACAACACCACTGCTACTGGTATCACTGGTGGCGAACCTATTGCGACGTTCTTTACGGGCGACGACGACGGCCAAAACATCATCCTTGAAGAGATCTTCCGCTACAACCGCGAATTTCTCACTCGCCCGATTTCCAATAACACTGGAGAAAGCGGCGATGTGTTAGTGCTGACTGCTCAATCCGTTGCCGACAGTGGCAACACCGTTGCTGGCTCCATCACTTGGGGCGAACGTTAATCTAAAACGATGGCTTATTACCAGCTTCCCCATGAAGTGGGGCAACGACAGTATGTCGTTGCCAGCGGCGCTAACGCAGGCACAGTTCTCCAGGAGGCTGGTGATTTCCCGTTTGGGCAAAAGGTGGGAGCATCTGGCATTCCCATTGTTCTTCCGCGATTTGGCGGAGATGTGCCGGTAAGCTTTTATAAGGAAAAGCCCACTGAAATTAGAGGCGATTTATTTGGCAATTCACGAGTTGAGCAGAGCCTAAGTTTATTTAACTACACGGATGATTACGATCTTCGTGAAGACATCTATGTCAGTGAAATTCAAGGACTGAATGAAACTGGCGAAGATGATCTGGAAAGCGCCAAGTGGAGCCAACTTCAAGATGTGTTGGTGGAATATAGCCCGCTGCCAACGGGGTATATTCAGCATGATGCCGCTCGACGTGCTGTTCGCATTGAGCTAGCCAAGGCAGGCGGTGGCTTTCAGCGCGTAAGGATTAGCACCAAGAAGCGCTTCCGTTATCAAACGGGCCGCGTCATTCGCTCGTCTGTATGTTTGCAGATGAGCCTCGCTGAGTTGCCTGCATGCGAAAAGCTATGGGGCATTGGCGACACGCTGGATGGTTTCTTCTTCCAGGCCATTGCCGATGGTAGTGGCGATAATTTTCGTGTTGTCCACCGTCGTTCGTCGGGCGATGGTCTCCCTAAAGAGACCATCGTCCCTCGCAGTCTGTTCAATGGTGACAAGCTTGATGGCACGGGCAGCAGCAATGCCGCCATTGATTTCACCAAGAACTGCATGTATCTGGTGGAATGGGGCTGGTATGGCGCCAGTTCTGCACGGTTCTATGCCTTTGTCGTAGACGAGGCAACAGATCTTCCCACTACTGTTTCAGGCATCCCGCGTGGGCGATGGGTGTTGATGCATGAGCTGCTCATTCCCGACAGCTTGAATGCACCGAGCCTTGGCACGCCCGCGTTGCCGTTCACCATTGAAATTAGCAATAGCGGCTACCTTGTCGAACCCCAGTACATCATTAAATACGGGCTGAGCCTGCAAATTGATGGTGGCGAAAGTGAAAAGGCAGACATGCATGCTGCCGATCTTTCCGAAGGGAGAGACATTGGTCCCGTGCTGGGCGGCTCTGAGGCCGCCCATTACTTCCCGTTGTTTGCTCTAAGAGCGAAGGACTTTGCCCCTGGGCGCATTCTCAACACATTGCAAGGGCTTCCGAAGTCTTTGGATGTGATGAGCAATTATCGAACTGAATTAGCGATCATTCGTGATCCAGAGTTCGGCTCGATGAATGAGGAAGTGGGTCATATTAATGGCACGCTTCCTAGCGGCAGTGAGGGTGGCTATGGCATTACGGAATCGATATTGCAAGGCATTGATGAAAATGGCAATGTCATCACATTGATCACTGAACTGCCTGAGGCGCTGCCCATTTCAGTGGAGGATCAATATGACACCACCGACATGGGCACACTGGAAGGTAACTTTGTCATCAAACAAACAGTGTCCGGCAAGAAGCTTGGCACGTTCTTCATGGCCGCCAATAAGCCGGAGCGTATTGAACTGACCAAGATTTATGACTTGGTGCGAGAAGCAATTACCACTGAGTATGACAGCAAGTTTGATTTCCCCATTGTCAATGAGAATTATGAAATTACAAACATCGCTGGCGATGGCACGCTGACGCTCAATCGCAAGCACACGCTTGAAATTGGCTTCCGTTTTGTTATTGGTCTAACCACTTATTACATTGTTGCCACTCCAGGAGTGAGCACCATTCGCATTAGCACTTCCCGTGGAGGCGGTGTCTTCACCGGTTTCTCTGGTGCTGGTATTACTGCCGGAGCGTTCGGAACTGCCTATTACGACTTGGTGATCAACCAGGCCATTGCATCTCGCGCACGCCCCATTGATCAAGGTGCTGTTGTGTTTGCAGCACGTCGAGTGGATGATGCATTACTGCCCTATTCGTTAGCAGAGAAAGATGCTCAATGGATGAAGGTCTATAACTCGACTACGACAAACACGTATAATGTGGTTAGCCCAGCGCCCGAAACGCGAGTGTTCTTGAACTACGGGCTGCGATAGAGCAAAAGCATGGCAAACGGCAGTTCTATTATTAACACGTCTCCCAGTGGTCTTCCTGTGGAGCAAGAGGATCGTGCCTATGCATTTTGCATTGGCACACAAATCTTTCAAAATCCTTCGCAGGAGCCTCGCAACGGCAGGTTCAGTTTCAAGATTGAGCCTGCATTGTTTGACGTGAGTGTCAGCGGCAATGCTGTTGGCACTACTGCTATTGGACTGGCCACGTCAGCAAACATTTCGACAGTGTCCACCTGGACATCTGCAAACGAGATTCGTGACAATGGTGCAGGCTACGGGATCTATTCCGTCAGCTTTGCAGAGAGCACTAGCAATGGTCAAAAGGTGAATGTGTGCTGCGCTGGTAGCACCATCGCTTCAGTGGTGAAAAACACTGTCAGTTCTTCCACTGACATTGGTTTCGACACGCTGACCATTTCGGGCCATGGTTATGCAGCGGGCGATGCAGTGGTCATCCATAGCGGCAGTGCTCCCACTCCATTGCAGAGTGGCGTTACTTATTACGTTATTCCGTCTGGCGCGGATAAGATTCAACTGGCATCAACAAGGGCTAATGCTCTGGCCAGTAGCGGTATTGACATTACGGTGAGCGGCGGCCCTGTCTACTTGAAGAGCGACGATGTGTTTGAACTGCGTCGCGATGGTCTCACCGGCAGCGTAGATCTTTATAGGAACAATGCTCTTCTTCAGACCTTTAGTGGCACCACTGCAACCTTGAGGCCATTCTTTTGGACGAGAGAGTCTAGCAATAGTGCTACGATACCAGTATTCAAGGAAATTAAAGTTAGCGGGGCTTCCTGATCCATGGCGCAAACGCGATTGATTTCGGATCTTGTTGAGCTTGTAACGCCCAACAATAACGATGTGTTTGTCGTTGTAGATAATACGACCAACCCCTCGCTTTCTGTTACAAAGCGCATTAGTTATGCCAATCTGAAGGAAGGCCTTCAGGATATGGTTAATTTGCTTGTGTCTGGTGGCACGGGCATCAATGCGTCGTATAACGACGGCAGCAATACGATTACGCTTTCAGTTGTTGCTGACTCTACTGTTCAGCGCACTGTTGTTTCGTCTGGCGGCACCAATATTGGCACACGTCGCGAGATCAATTTTATCCCCGGCGCATCCATTGCTCTTTCCGGCGTGGACAACGCAGGAAGCAATCGCGTTGATCTGACTGTTCGCACCACTGCAGTGTCGACAGCGAGCAACTTGGTTGGTGCTGGCACCACTTATGACGTGTTGTCTGGCATTAATACGCTGGGCGATGGCACCAAGGACTTGCGATTCCGCACGCTTAAGGCTGGCAGCGCGAAAGTGTCACTGGGGCTTGCTGATGGCAGCAACTCTGTCACGGTGGATATTGTTCCTAGTGGCATCAGCATTAATGATTTGAACACTGCATCGCCTTTGGCTATTGCCATTGGCGGCACAAATGCCACTACAGCCTCGGATGCACGAAGCAACCTTGGTGCTGCAAAAGCTGGTGACAACACTGACATTACAAGCCTGTCTGGCCTGACCACGGCTCTGTCGATTAACCAGGGTGGTACGGGCGGTAACACTGCTCAAGTGGCGCTGCGTAACCTGCAGGGCCTCAATAGCGTGGTCAACGTCGCTACTGCTGGCCAGAGCCTTGTTGCCAATGCTTCTACGTTGGTTGCTGGTAATTATCGAGCTGAACTGCGCGGCATTCGCGCTGGCAGCAGCAAAATTACTGTCGGCTTGGTAAGCAATGACATTAGCATCAATGCCAATTCTGATTTGATTCTTGCTGGCGCTACGCAAGATGTCAATTTCAATGGTTACAAGCTGACTAACATTGGTGCGCCTGTGTCATCTACTGATGCGGCCACTAAGGACTATGTGGACAGCGTTGCACAGGGCTTGGTCGTCAAGGAGGCTGTACTGCTGGCTACGACTAGCGGGCAGATTGGTACATACGCTGCTAGCGGCCAAACCTTTACTTACACAGCCACTGGCATTCCTTCCATTGATGGCGTGGGTGTTACTGCCACTGGCACGCGGGTGTTGTTTAAGAACCAAGCCACTGCGTCGCAAAATGGCATCTATGAGCTGACCACTTCTGGCACTGTTGGCATTAGCGCTGTCTTCACTCGCGCCGCTGACTATAACTCCAATGCTGAAGTGGAGGCTGGCAGTTTTGCCTTTGTGTTGAGTGGCAGCACGAACGCTGGCAAGCAATTTGTGCAAACCACGCAAAATCCAACGCTAGACACCGACGCCTTGGCGTTTACGGTGCTGAATGATCTGGCCATCCCAGATAACAGCGTTACCAATGCGAAGCTGGAGCACATGCCAGCATTGCGCGTTAAGGGCACGGTTGTTAGTGGCACGCCGCAAGATTTGACCGCCGATCAAATCATTCAAATTGTGAACAGTGGCGGCACTACTGCCATTGATCAAGCCCGCGTGACCATTACTGGTGCGTTGGATGGTAATGCGCGAGTGGGTGTGAGCGTCACTGGCGTGACTGCCGGAACTCGCCGTAAGATCAATTTCATTCCTAGTGGCATTGCACAAATTACTGCAGCAGATGATGCTGGCAATGAAGAAATTGACGTGGTGATTAACGTGCCTGCACCGACTGCAGCGGGTGTCAGTCTTGGTTTGGCCGTTGCACTCGGCTAATCCTTTTATACTAAACAAAGCACACGAACGATCATGGCCGAGCGTTTTCAAGCAAAGAGCACCAAGCTCAGTAGCGCTAATAGCGTCACTGACATCTTCAATCCGACAAGCGGGGCCGATGGCCTGTTGGATAGCAGTGATGATCGTTCTGTGGTGCTGTCTATTCTTGGCGCCAATTCTGACGGAACTAACGCCGTTGACGTGAGCGTGTTCGTGACCGCCACTGGCTCTACATCGACGACAGTGGGCACAGTGGAAGGTGAGGCTACTAGCTTTTATTTGGCTAAGACCATTACCATTCCTGCTGATGCATCACTGGAATTTGTGGCGAATAAAGTGATTTTGAAGCACGGCCAGAAGCTTCGCGCCTATGCATCGGCGGCTAGTGACTGTGAAATCACAGTGAGCGCACTGGACATCTATTGAGAAACGGCCCCTTAAGGGCCGTCTATAATTGATTGCAACTTAGGAAAAGTTATGGCCCGGAATTCCATTGCCCCTGGCGGATACATTGGCGGCGAGCCTCCTCGTAGGCCCATGTTTAACCAGCTTAGTGGCGTGTGGAAGCTGGACGATGCCATGGAACGCCAGAAGGCTGGTACATGGGCCAATCCATTGGGCATCGAAGATTTATTTTCAACGCATTTATACACTGGCAACGGCAGCACGCAGACAATCACGAATGGGATTGATCTGAGCGGTAAAAGCGGGTGTGTGTGGCTTAAAAGTAGAAGCCCAGGAGGCAACACATATACAGTTTTTAACGATAGCGGAACACTTAAGGATCTGTATACAAACGGCACCGTTGCGGCGGGTACGGCTACTTGGACATCTTGGAATAATGACGGATTTGCCTTAAGTGGTGTTGTTAATACAAGCAGTGAAACTTACGCCTC